TACTCGACTGGCAAACACCGTATCAGGTGATGCTGACAAATTTGTCCAAAAATTCGGATTAAATTTGCAATCTACCATTTGATTAACTTTTGTCAACTGAAAAATAGGATATTCAGTTTGATATTCTAATTCAGAAACAATATCTACAATTTCGAATAAATATTTCACTCTTTCTTGAATCTTATACATTCTAAGTTCCGTAACTCTATTGGCTTTTATTTTATGTACAGCGATTAACATTGCAAACGAAGAAGACCCAATCAATGCAATCCAGGTTCCAGCATATTGTGCCCAAAATCCCAACCAATCACTAGAGCTTGTACCAGGAATAAGATGCAACATTTCACATAAAACAGGAACAGCTATGGCTAATACTATAAGGAAAAACAACATCAAATAAGCAGCTATTTTTATTATCGTTCTCATTTTTAATTCCTCCAAAAACTATTATGATTCATGCCACAAAAAAAGCTACTGCGCAATTGCAACAACTTTTTCCTTTGAATTTATTTATTGTAAATGCACAAAGTTGATATAAAAACCACCAGTTGTGCAAATTGTTTATACGTATAATTACTTGGATCGTATCGTCCGTGCTGAATACTATTTCTTCCAAATTCTACCTGTTCGGATGGTAATTTAAATGGTTTATTTTTAAACAGAATATCAGCTTGCTCTAAGGTTTTATAATAAACATATTGAAAAATATCAACTTCAATTTTTTTATCACTCTTACTTCTTTTTTTCATTTTTTCTACCCTACCATGATTCGAAAAGTCATCAACATTTAATTTGCCCTCATGCCGTTGACTGACCAAAATTGCATCTAAGAGTGAAAACAATAGTGGATAGAATAGCTTCCAACTATTAGGGCTTTCCTTTAATGTTGTAATCAAATCTTGTACAATATCCTTATGGATAGTCACACTACTTTGTATATTTTCTAATTCATCAAATATTCCATTATTTTTAATGTAATAAGAAGAATATTGTTGATCAATCTCATCTAACGAAAACTTTAACAAATCATCTGGTTGAGTAAATAGATTAGGAAAATTTTCAATTCCATTTCCCATACTCCAACCGGTCTGATAAATCTTATCAATTACTTTTCTTTGATTAGGATATTCTTTTTTAAAGTTGTCAGCTACTTTACCTGCACGTTGGGCCATGCTATGAATACTTTTCCAGTATTCTGAATTAACAGCCTCCGTTAAGAAGTTTATTCCTTTCTGTTTACGGCTAGTCGCTACCATGGTTTGTTGTTTCGCTGCTGAAATTTGCTGCATTATTTTTCTGTTTTCAATAGCAAAAGAGTCCTCACCCATCTTAAATAAATTTATAGAATTAATTTTTGCTACCTTTTTGAGAAATTCTAAATATCCTCTTGAACTAACTGGTATTTGTTTAAATTTATAGTGATTCATTGCCTGTGCGCCTGTTCGATTGATTTTCTGTATACTTCCTTGTAATCGTTTCAACTCATCCTCATTCATATTTTATCATCCTTTAGTTATTTACTTTTAATAAAAAAACTTTCACCAATTATGAGATTTCAATCTTTTACTATTATAACAAGAAAGCCGTCGCATAATCGCAACGACTTTTACTTTATAAAACTTTCACGTGTCTTACTCCATCACCGTACAATCGTTTGACCTGACGGAACGAATAACTCATCTGTAATGCAATCGTATCCAGCTGAATATCTTCAATAAAATACTGTTCTAAAATAGAAGCTTCTAACGAATTAGTTAATTCATCAAGGCAATCAGTTATCTCGGCTTTGATTGGACGGCTTTTCTTGATCAGCCGATTAATCCGTCCCTCAATCTCTTCTCGCTGAATTAAATCGTCAGCTAGCTCTCGCCGCTTACCACCACCTGGTTGTCCAGTCATACTAGGTGAATGTGTTGACTCAATACGATCATCAATGACAAACAGCTTAGTTTCAAGCCGTTTAATTTGTCTAAAGTAAGGCCGGTAACGCCTTAAGAACTTCTTGTTAGTTTCAAAATCACCCACCACTTTCCACCTCAACTCTGAATAATTAAATTGCCGTGACGGTACTCCGTCACCCGCCGATTTAGCCAACTATATTTCTTATGCAGTTGCTTTAAGGTTTGGTTCTTCTCCTCTGTTGTATGTGAACTTTTTGCTGCGTATGCTTCAATTAAATTGTATTGTCGCAACGAAACTGCTAAATAGCCACTCTTCATTGTTGCCTTAGTCATCTTCCAAATAGGTGCCATTTCTTTTTCGTTTGCGCCAAGAATGCCATTTTCATGGCGGTCTTCAACTTCACATACCAGGTTGTTAAGCTTTTCATGATCAATACGTTCCATAGTCTGTGCCTCGCCTTCATTCTAGCTATCGCATAATTTTTGCCTGCAATCATCATGGTGGCATTATTTATTATTGTCAAAATACATGCTCTATTGTAAGATTTTGATTGCTTTTGCGTATTCGGTGTCAGTCATTTTTCTTCCTCCACCACATATCCGTCTAGCCACGCCCGGACAATCAGTTCTTGTTCATCATAGTTCCATCCCCATTCATTGAACAGTTCGCTTAATTTGTAGTGGTTAGCCTTAAACTCTTCAATTGCATTTCCCCATACTTTCGGGATCACTGGTAACTCAGCATACGTCTTTTTGAACACATCGTCTGCAATTGCCCAGTATTCACCATTGACGCCAGTTGCAATCCAGTCGCCAACGTCTACTTTCCCTGACCCTGTTAGATATAATTCAGGGCTGTGGTGAGTTCCAAGCATTGTTCCTGCGTCAATTAATTCATACTTATCAATCATCTCATCGCTACCATCGAACTGTTCTGCCTTAATAGTGGCCGTGTTACGATAAACTTTCATCATCGTCGCCTCCAACATTTAAAGAATCCAGCTTTTTTGAAAGTTCACGATTAGTTTTATCCAACAAAATCAAATATTCATCAATTTTTAAAACTTCGTTATCGTCAATAAGCCGCTGTGTATAGAATGCCTTTAACGCTAATGATAAATCTGGATAATAGCCAATCGTTTTCGGCGTGGGCTTACCAAGCTTATCCGTTAATCGACCACCTTTACTATCTGTAACCCGTTGTAGCGCCCAATTGTTATACTTTTGAGCTTCTACCTGATAATCATTGTTAATTTTAATGATCATTTTTAATCCTCCCGAACGCCCGCTTGCGTTCCTCGTTAGTTGGTTCCTTGATCAATATTTCCATAAGTAAAAATAATTGCCCCTTCTTCTTGTTGCCCTGCAAGTTTTATAGTCTGACCAGGCTCACGTCTGATCGCGACATTAATAACATGTCGAATCGCTTGGCCAGTCCAATAAACGGTATTAATCGACTTTGGCTTTTTGGCAGATGATTTTTGGCGATAGAATTTACGGCAAGTCTTGGTTGCACTATCAGTGCCAACAAAAGCAATTTTGGAATCATTGATATCTACATATAGTTCAACATAGGGTGCCAATCCGATAGCTTTGCAAAATGCTTTGTTAAAAGTTACGTTTTCGTCTGTAATTTTGATTGTCGGGGTAACCGAAATATTAGTGCCATTTGTCTCACTTAGATCAACTATTTTAAAATTTTTCAATGTTGTTAATTTCATAATTATTTTCCGTCCTCTTTGGTTGGCTTTTTATTTTTCTCGGCGTGCTCCTTCATGCGTCGGTGCTTCCGTTTAATCGTTGAACGCTTCTTAGTGTGTTTAGACATCTATATTCCTCCGTAATAATTAGAATCCATATCCAACCAGTCCCTCATTAATAATCTTCAACGCATCTTCCGGACTACGTGCAATCCCGTGAATTGTGTGTTGTTTCATCAAAAATTTATGAAATTTGATCTGATCAGCCCGTGGCCGCCCAGTTTCATTTTTACATTCAATAAAGAATATCTTGCCATCCGAATGACGAAACCCAAATAAATCCGGAAAGCCTTGCGGTAATCCTGCATCGAACCAGCGGCCATCTTCGGTTTTAACTTTTCCAACATTCGCCCGGAAAATTGTACATTTATTTTTAGATACCGCCACGCGGATTTGATTTTGTATTTCTTGTTCTCGCATTGTGTCACCTCAATTAGTGACTACACTTCAACTAACCGAATACGTCTTATCCCTTATGTCACAATGAGTTAACGGAGGTGTAGTCATGTAGTCACTTGTTTTCAACTTTTCCAACACACACCGTCGTGTACCCCTATTCCCTATACCCTATATAAAATAATATATATATATAAATATATATAAGTAGAGTATACATATTAATGTATACGTTGGGGCCGTAGGGCCCAGGCGTAGTCTCTATACTTGCTACACTATGACTACTCTGACTTCACTCGCGAGTATCCACGTTTTGGAACACCCTTAATCCGTCGTTGTGTCGCGTGCCATTCCTTTTTATTGTCCATGACGTACTTAATTTTATTGGCTAATTTTCGATTTTTAACAATATCCGGAACACCCATCTTGAATGCAATCTCGGAACTCGTAACGAAATCACCCTTGATTTGAGCTAGTGATTGTTCGATAGCATCTTCTTCGGCGTCAATGTACATGAATTGCTCACGATTGTCTGCCATCATCTGCTCCTGATCCTGCGTTAATCCGAATCGAAAACCGTCGCGATAGTAACTTGCGAACTCACCCCATAACTGATCAATCGTTCCCTGCGGCAAGTCAGTAATCGGTGACTTCTTCTGTAGTGCTGAATTGACCATCACCGGCATAAAACGCCGCTCACCGGTTTTATCCTTCAAGTAAGTCACTTCATTAGTCGTCCGTGCCATCACAAAGTTTTTATATCGCCGGACGGTATAGCGCCCGTATGCTGGCCGGTATTCAACAATTTCAGCACTGATAAATTTCTTTAAGATTTCAAAGCTACTATGGCTGGTGGCGGTCATTTCATCGTCGTTCACGATCCAAGCCCGCATCATATTGCCATAGTTGTCTTTGTTTTCAAAGTCAGTGAATTGGTCGGTATACCAGCCATTTGACATACGCTTAAGCAAGGTCGTCTTACCAGTTCCTTGACCACCCACTAAATCCAAAACAAAATCAAATTTAGTTTCTGGCTTGAATACTTTGGCTACTGCGCCGACAAAGAATAGCTTGGTCTGTAATGTTGTCACTGGTGATTTTTCAACGCCGAGATAAACCGGCAAGAAGTCAGCTACCCTAGTAACGCCGTCCCATTTTTTGTAACATTCGTTCAAATAATTAATAACTGGATTGAATACGTTACGTCGTGACACTTCGGTAACTGCCGCATCAATTAACTTTGGCGTAAACATGACTTTATACTTACGTTCGATGTACCGTTGTACTGCTGGTGTGAACTCATCTTGCAGTGGTCCATGTTCCAACATTAGCTCGGCTGAATCTTCCATGAACTCAGTTTCGTAACTAAATTCGTTATACGCGAACTTGCCTTTAAGCAGTGGATCGTGTTCTAATATCAGACAAACATTTTCAAGTGAATTTGCTTTAATACCGCCCTTAGCCGTTTCCATAAAATTAATTCGATTTTTCAACGGTACAACTTTCTGCTGTTCCTCTAACTTGCGGAGCTTGTCCGCTTCTTCCTCTGCGCTCACTGGTTAGCCTCCCTTCGTCTAATTTCTTTCTTAATCATGGACTCAATCGTTGTCTTGGCTTCTCGCTGAGTCAGTGAATCGCCCGTGTTTGCATTTGCCAGTAAGCCTAGCTGGATAACTGCTCGCGGATCAACACCCCGGAATAACAATCCGCCGGCAAAACTCGCCAATGCATTATTACGGCCGCCGGTGGCACCCAAACCATCGACAATGGTTTCAAACAAAGTGGCTGTTCCTGACTTTTCAGTGTAATTAATGTTCAGGTCTGTGAACATGTCGACAGTATCGTCACGGTTCGCATTAATTGCTTGGACAAGCTCGCGTGGGGCCGTCACGATTGGATTGTGATTCTCCCATTGATACGCCTTACCATTCCGCTCACTGGGTGCGACCATCACATAATTGTTAACGTGAGCCTTAATATCAATTCCCGGTAGCCATCCGATATTCTGCTGCACAGTGCTATCTTCACGCTTTAGATAAAATAGTTGCCGGCCGCCGCCCGCTGTCTTCTGCGATAATGTTTCACGGAAATACTCTGGGTGCTCATAGTCTTTGAACGATTTAAAACCGTCCGCACCACCGGGGTGTTCGTCAATATCAACTACAAAAAAATTAGTTGTCCGTAGTGCTAATTGAGCGTACGGGTGTGACCGCCAATAGCTTTGAATCTGATCAATGGTCAAGGCGGGCTGGTCAGCGAACTTAATCATCGGTTTCTTGCCAATCATTGGCAGGACGCTGAACCCCGCTTTGGCGTATCTAACTGCATAATTAACTAAATTACGCATGACCGGCCTCCTTCTGTAAATTAACGGGCATCACACCCGAACGATGGTTTACTGGCACTGCAGTATTTATTTAGAACGGTGCTTCATCTGTTGGTTCTACTGGTGCGTCTGCGTCTGTTGGTAGTGGTGCGTCCGCGTCAGTTGGCATTGGCGCGCCACCTAAGTCGCCAGGTAAGTCTGCATCTGTGATATCTGCAGTTTCAGGCTGTTCAGTTGCATCTAAGTCATATTCAACGTACGGGTTGTCGGGATCCTTCTTGTTTGGACGATGTTTAACGTGTAAAATCACCGACTTGCCCTTTTCTGGTGCTAACACATTAGCCAGCATTTCGTGTGTGTCAGTTTCATTCTCACTGGCAAAATATTCTGGCTTCATCTCAACGCCTAACAATGAACCTAGCTTGATGACAAACTTAATACTCCGGCTAAGAATGAAATCCGGAATTGCCTTACCAGCCTTACTCTTAGTGGCAAAACTAATGCGGTCGTACTCTTTTTCGCCAGCGTGGTCACCGTCTAAAACCGTGAACACGACCTGTAAGCAATCCCAACCTGAATCGAATGATCGATGTTCGATGCTTTCCACAGCGGTTAGGTAGTCTCCATCTGGTAACCCTGTACTACCTGCGTTAACTGAATCATTCTTTGGATCAAAGTTATCTAAAGTGTTTGCTGCAATATCTAATAAACTCATATTTATTTACCTACTTTCGTTGTTTGTACTTCCGGTGCTAATGCATTCGGAATAACTTTCAGAATACTGAGAATCTTTGAATCATTAATTTCACTTGCTTTATAACGGCGGCGAATCTCTGTCACGTTTCGTAGGTAGTTCTTACCTACGTGCTGAGTATGGATAACCAAATCGCAGTTGCCATTGACGACGTTGTAATACTTAGTTTTGAGTGACGGAACATTCTTCGTATTACCATCATCATCTGTAAAGTCATTCTCACGACTAATGTAAACGACGTTGATTGGTAATGCCTTGAGATCCATTACCAGACTTTGAAGCACAGTATTGAACAATGCATATCCTCGGCCATACCCCATGTCTGCTAACGATTCAACCCCTGCTTTTAGGCAAATTGCCTGTTCAATCAGCTGGCAAACATCATCGATAACATCTAGCGTCACCGTCTCGTACGTGTTTTGGGTAGTTCCTAACTCCAAAATCACTTCTTGAAGCTGGTCAATGACACTACTCTTTAAACTGCCATCAGGGTTGCGCACGTTTCTTAGCTGAATGCTTGGTCGTGTTCCCATGGCGCTATTTCCATCAGTATTCAAAACTAATACATTTGGGAAATGTTCAGCTAGGTAACTCTTACCGCTCATCGTGGCGCCCCAGATAAAGAAATTCCGTGGTGTGCCGGCTGGTTTATGCGGTTCATTCTTTGGTAAAATACTCACTTTCTAATCAATCCTTTCATCTTGGCTTGGAAGTAGGACCAACCGGGCTTATATACGTGCAACTTGGCGTATGCCTTAATCTCCGCGTACGTGGTTAACTCACCCGGCGACTTATCGGCTACTGCTTTAGCAGCATTGTTCTCTGCAATCTCTTTCGCTAATGCCAACCGCTTGTTAGCTTCAATCTTTTTGAGCTTGATAGATTCGTCGGTCTCAATAATTTTTTCTTCGCCCAGCTCCGCGCCACAAAACGGACAGGTCTCACCTTTGCGATAAAACGTCGCGAAGCACTCCGGACAAACCGAAACTGATTTAATCGGGCTACCGTTACTACTTTTCGAATGCTTATCACGTCCGCTTAGAATCCAGTTTCGGTCGATGGTCGGCAACCCAAATCTTTCCACGTTATTGACGTGGTCGATGATGATGGCCCGCTTGCCTGCCCTCGGGTTCATTGATCGCATGGCAAACTGCAAGTAAAGTGATAGTGACTGTGTTGGCCGTAGCATGATCACACAATCAACATTTGGTAGGTCTAACCCTTCCGTGAATAACTCCGCATTGGTGACCACTTGAATCTTGCCAGCACGATAACTTGCCACAATCTGCTCACGAGTAGTTCTATCTGTCTTACCTGATACTGCCCGAGCAGTTATCCCAGCTTGGTTGAATGCATCCGCCAGTCGTTCGGCACTCGCCACGTTGTACGCATAAGCAATAGCTTGCTTACCTGGTGCCAGTTTCAAGTAATGCTTTACTGCATTTCCATAAATCTTAGGCTTCACGGCTTGATCAATACTTTTTTCGTCAAATTCACCGTTGCGTTTGGTCTTAAGTTGGGTCACGTCAATTTCCGACGGCGCGTAATAGTCGACTGGTGCTAGGAATCCTTGGTCAATTAGCTGGCTGATAGGTTTACCTAGCACAATATCGTCAGCAATCACGTCTAGTCCTTTGCCGTCCATCCGCCACGGTGTCGCAGTGAACAGCAATTTAAGCGCGTCAGGGAATGCTTGAATTATTCTCTGGTAGGACTTCGACAGTGCATGATGAGCTTCGTCTATCATGATGATGGCTGGTTTGGTTAACTCATCAATATGCCGGGTAATGGTCTGAACCATACCCATCTTGCAAAGTGACATGTTAACGTCATCTTGCTTAAACGTGGCCTCAGCCTGTTCTAGGATTTCCCTCCGGTGTACGATAAACAATACCCGGTTACCTTTAGCCGTTGCCCTGCGTGCAATATCGGCCATAATTACTGTCTTTCCAGTTCTTGGCGGCGATTGAACTACGATTGAATGATGACCGTGAATGGTTGAGTTATAGACCGCGTTAACTGATTCTTGCTGGTAATCTCTTAGCTGGAACATTACTTAATAACTGCCTTCCGATTCGGTTCCAGATGGGCGCCGGGCACGTTCTTGCCAGCTGATAACGCTTTGTAGATTGCCGTTTTGTCTGGCTGGTATTCATGAACTTCTTTAACGAAATCAGCTGTGAGTTTTTCTGGATCGTTCACTACCGTTGACGCACGATAATTTCGAACTGAAACAATGTGTTGATCCGTGGTTAACTTCTTAATTTCAGCTTGATCAAGCGTGTCCGCTAGATAATGGTTCAGCCGATCATTAAGGCTTTTCAACCGTTGCTTTTCCTCCCGTAGTGATTTCATTCGCTTGTCCAAGAAATCAATATCTGCCGCATTCTCATCTATCCAGCTTGCAATGTTATCGACCTTCACGTTCATCGAGTCAGTTAACGCATCAAGCGTATCAGCAATGGTGTCTGGGTTCAGGTCATCACGGTTGGTTAAGTCGCGATAGTTGGTCGCCATTTCGTATAAGTTCATTCTTCATCGTCTCCAATCACACCTAATTCAATTAATTCTTCCTTAGTAGGCCGGTCATCATCTTCCGGAGGCTCTAGCCATTCATCATATCCTGGTATCACTTTATTCACGCACCTTTTCTTGAAAACCAATTTTATCTAATACCGCTTCAGGGCTTAGCACACCCATCAGCCATGCTAGAAACTGGGTCGAGTCTTCATAGAAGTACCGATATCCAAGACACTCACAGTAAGCCATACCTGGACTAATTGTTTTCTGGTTGAATGTCCGCATGGTCTTCACCTCGTAAATGATCCATTGCTGATTGCCGTGCCAAGTGCTTGTAAAGTTGCCATTGCTTGAACCGATAAGTAGCTAAACATACATACCCAACTGGCGTCTTCATTAGCTTTCGATACCAATGCTTTGCTTGTGTTTTGTAATTATTCATGAGTAAATATCCCTTTCAGTTGTTGCCATAGGTTCGACTGTGGTGTACCATAAACTTGTAAAATTATTTGGTTATTTTTTAACCTTGTCCCAGTAACTGGTTGCACCCGGTTACTGGGATTTTGTTTTGCTTGCCATTCTTCAAACGGCTTATGGCTAACCTTACTCATTCGTATCTTCCTCACTATCATTCACAAAATATTTACCGTAGTATTTCAAGAACCATGCTTTCTTCGCCTCTAAAGACTTCACCTCGGACGTTTTTGACTCTATTTGCTGATTGAGCGAACCTACTACAGTGTCTCGATCAAAGTCCGCTTCGTACTTATTTGATGGTAGTAACTCGAAGTCATCACTTTTTGAATTGATATTCACAAATTCAATGGTTGCGCCGCTGTAATCATTCTTAAAGTAAGCAACTTGAATAGTCGGCAATTCTTTAAAGTTATAGAATCCCAGAATCACACCAGTGTAAATTTGCGATGAACTATACCGCTTGTCTAACAACCGAACATTGTCACCAACTTTGAAAGTATCGATACGCTTAGCAGTGTCCATGTCAACCTCGAATTTAACACCATTAATTTCTACTGTTTCTTGACTCATCTTCGTTTCCTCCTTTAAATTCCAAACCAGCTAATAATTTCATGCCGCTTAAACCATAATGCTGTTAGCGCCCATGTAATCAGTGCTACTTCAATCATTATTAATTACCTCCAATAAATGGCCCCTCGCATAGACTATTTATAATTCATGATCTTCGTAATACTCATCAGCAGACTTCTTAGAAATCCGCTGAGTTCCGTCAATAATGGAAACTTTTAGCCCGTCGACAATGAACTTATCTAAAGTCTTGTCACTAACATTCATGTAAATCTGAGCCTCCTGTTTCTTCATCCAATAAGGTAAGGCTTCGCGTTGAACTATTTGCTTGAACACATCCGTAATTAGACGAGTAAGTTCTTGCTTGATTGGTGCTAAGGACTCACTTGGTAAATTCAATGTGACACCATCCATTACTGATCACCTTCCTCCTCATCAACAATCTGAACATTCTTCATTGCATAACATAGAAACTGTTCAACAATTCTTCTCATTGGGATTCCGGTTTCTTCTTTGATTTCACGAATAGAATCAAGAATTGAGACATCAACGAAAATTGGCTTGGTTCCATTATTGCCATTAAGATGTTGTTTTCTTAAAACTAATTTTTCCGTCATCTCTTATTCATCTCCTTCATGCGGTCGAATTTTAAAAGTCTCAATAATCTTCAAAACTAGCTCGTTCGCCGCAGCAGACTTCTTGGTTCCGGCCAATACTTGCGTCATGTACATCTTTCCTACACCAAATGTAGCGGCCAAGCTTGTAATGCTAATTTCACGATCATCAATATACTTCTTGATAAGTTCTCGCCCTGCTAATGTTGTCGGCATTCAATTCACTTCCTTTCATTTATGTATGTAAGCCAATTTGATAACCAATAGAGTGTTTATGATAATTTGCTTGTCATTTTGTACACTATAGAGTACAATCAAATCATAGTTAAAGAAGCCATTATATAGCCGTTTAACACTAGTTAATCGTTGGGGAACGCTTAAAACTAGGATTAATTGGTACTCTTTTCTATAGACTGTTTAGTTATTGAATTAGCTTACGGATATTAATATAACCCGATAGTATAATTTTGTCAAACACAAAATTAGACTTTAGGATAATTTATTATTCATCCGTTGTAAAGGATGGTTGATACATCAATGTTTGATCGAGTAAAAGAATTATCAAAATCCCATGGAAAAAGTTTAAAGCAGGTCGCTACTGAACTTGGGTTCGGTGAAAACTACTTTTATACCTGGAAGAAAAAATCACCTGGAATAGACAAGGTTCAGAAGGTTGCTAATTATTTCAACGTGTCTGTGGATTACCTTTTAGGCAATGAAGTCCAGAGCAGTCCTGACTGGGCAACTGAAGACGATAAAATCGACCTGGATAAATGGTTACAGTCAAATGTACCAATGGGGTTCCAAGGCATGGATATGGACGAAGATACTAGAATCAAGGTACGTGCCTTCTTGGAAGGGGTGTTCTGGGAAGATAAACAAAAGCATCGGAATGACGATAATAAAAAGTAGGTGTTATTGATGAACAGTTATAAACTGTATCTACAAGTTCATCAATTAGCCGATAAATTAGGAACTTTCGATCCTTTTGTCATTGCAGACAGTTTAGGTTATCGTGTTGAATATGCTAGTTTAGGCAACCTCAAAGGGATATGTACGACCGCAAGCAGCGGTGATGTGTACATTGGCTTGTCAGATGAATTGCAAGAAGTACCAGAAAAATATGTGGTCATGGCTCACGAATTGAAGCATGGATTAGATCACACGTCCTGCGCCGCTCTCTACACCATTGGAAATAATTGGGAAGGCAAAATGGAACGTGAAGCTAATTTATTTGCATGTAGTGAACTTACCGCCCTATACAAAGAACAGTATGGCGACCGACCACAAAGCTTTAATGAAATACAAATGGCCTATGGTCTACCAGATAAATTCTACGAATTAATGTTCTAAATAAAAAAAGCGCCCCACTGCCGCAAACAGTGAGACGTCGTAACCAATGATATTGATTTACAAATATTATTATATCATTGGAGGATATGTAAATGAATGTTAAAAAGATAGCGACACTAGGGGCAGTTTTATTTATCGGAATCGGTCTGGCTGGTTGTGGAAACAATTCTAATAAAAGCTCGTCCCACTCACAGAAAGTATCGGGGCCATTAAAAAAAGTTGGAACATACACAAAAGATAGTGAAACTGGAAAAATTACACTGTTAGCTATTAAAAATTATCATAATAAGGCAATAAACACCAAATCGGCTACTTATTATTTTAAAGAAGCCAAATTATTAAAAATTGAAACAACGAAGAAATCACAACGTGCTAATGATGAAAATAATTTTGGCAAAAAACTTAACAATACTTACTATGAATATCAACTGGGATACTCTCTTAAAAATAATAGTAAAAAGCGTGTTTCTTCAAACGGAGTTGAATTAATCACCCCATCAGGTAACCAGCTTTCATCTAATCACGGAGCAATAGATGAATTGGTCGGCGATAAGATTCAACCAGGCACAAAAAAGACTGGGCTTATACAGGCTATTGCTGGAAAAGAGGACATCAAGAAAATGAATCAGTATAAGTTTGTCTCTGCTGAACTAATCGAAGATAGTGGGAATTACTATGCCATTGATAATCAAACTACAATCAACTTCAACAAATAACTTTATTCATGATAGTCGTAACCGGTCTAACTATTACATCTAAGTAATTAAAGAACCATATCCCCTCAACCGACCAAAGTTGGGGATATGGATTATGCGAGCATAGTTCAACGGTAGAATAAAGCCCAAGTCTTGAAGCCCATTCTTTCTTAGGCTGATATGCAGGTTCGACTCCTGCCGCTCGCATTTATAATTAATATAGGACCTTTAGCTCAGTTGGTTAGAGCAGATGGCTCATAACCGTCCGGTCGTTGGTTCGAGTCCAACAAGGTCCATCTTTGCGAGCGTAGTTCAACGGTAGAACGGTACTCCTTTGAGTTGCTGACTAGATACTATGCAGATGCAGGTCCAACTCCTGCCGCTCGCATTTAGATTTTTTAATATAAAACTTAACAATTATTGGAGATGGTTAGAATCGATGAATTTTAATTGGAAATATGCTCTTGTGAATAATATTGATTTTTACCCATTTTTCATAGTGTTGGCATTGGAGGAATCATATCCAAAATCAATCTTTGCAGATTCACTATGGACATTGCCAGTTATCTTTATATTTTCATTAATAGCTCATTTTACTCTATATAAACCAGCTATTAAAAGCAATCCTTCACTTGACCAGAAACATTACACTTCAAGCCCAGTCTCATGGCTGATAATGATCGTAGGAGTTATTGGAATTATATTTGCTGTTTTTTACTATCATTTCCATTCTCCCTTAATATGGATTGCTTTGTTGGCATTAGTTCTTTTAAGAGATGCATTCGCTAATAACAACCTGTAGACAGCAAAAAGTACGCCCCCATCGACCAAAGCTTTGAATATGAATCATAACATACAGAAAAGGCAGGTAGCTATTTATGAACAAACAAGATTATATTGAACAATTGAATTTAAGTCCGCACCCGGAGGGCGGTTGGTATCGCCAAGTATACAAGAGTGAAGATACCTTTCAACCAACAGAAACAAATAGAAAATTACATTATTACACTTCCATATACTTTTTACTAGATGACAAAAGTGTTTCACATTTTCATCGTTTAACACGTGATGAGTTGTGGTATTTTCATGCAGGTGATTCTCTATCGATTCATTGCATTTCGCCAGAAGGCAAATTATATTCCGTTAAACTTGGTAATGATCCAACTAAAGATGAACAGTTTCAATTTGATGTGCCTGCGGGTACGATTTTTGCATCCGAAACTAGCGTACCTGATTCCTTTAGTCTTGTAAGTTGTGTCGTCGTTCCTGGATTTACCTTTGATGATTTTGAACTTATGCGCAAGAGAGAGCTATCAAAGAAATATCCCGACTATCTAGAAGTCATCAATCGACTAACATTAGATTAAAAAGCACATCCCCTCCCGCCAGAGTTTGAGATGTGTCTAGTTTAAATTAGATATACAAGCAAACACATTTTCTATAGTGGATTTAATTCGGAAAAGAAATAGTGTCTGATATTACAGCGTTCCATAGCTTTTGGATTTAATTGAGAAAAGAGAAAAACTTATGCAAATTAGCGACATTAAAAAAGTCTTGAATCGTGAATATGGGGAAAACGAGATTCTTGAACTAAAAGAGAACAATGGAGACCCTGATAGAATTGCAAAATATATTTCCGCTCTCAGTAACGAAGCCGCTTTATTAGATATATCGGAAGCATATTTAATTTGGGGAATAAACGATAAAACTTTTAAATTTGTCGGCACCGATTTTGTACCGGAAAAGAAACGCCGTGGCAACGAAAACCTTATCGGATGGCTAGAAAGGTCTCTAACTAAAAATGTCCATTTTAAATTTGAACATATCAATGATAACGACAAAGAGTTTGTTGTTCTACTTATTTCTAAAGCCACAGCTCATCCCGTTAGATTCAAAGGTTCTGCTTACATTAGGAGTGGATCATCATTAAAAGATTTGAATGACTTTCCAGATAAAGAATCAATACTCTGGCAAAAACTCAACACACAAAAATTTGAAATGAATATTGCAAAAGAAATTAATGATCCGAATGAAATCAGAAGATTACTGGATGTGGACACATATACATCACTTTTAAATATTTCGCCTATTGAAAATGACGAATTACTATTTGAACACTTTTTAAGTAATAAAATAATTTGCAAATCACACATGGGATATGCCATTACAAACCTCGGTGCACTTTCATTGGCCAAAAATATATCTAGCTTTCCTACAATTGCCAAAAAGGGTGTCCGAGTTATTGTTTATGATGGCGACAACAAATTGGTTGCAAAGACCGACTATACTGGAATCAAAGGGTATGCTGTTGGATTTAAAGGATTATTAAGATATGTGTTGGGGCAAGTACCTCACCAAGAAATCATTGAAGACGACGGACAACGTAAAAATATTAGTGACTTTGGAGCTCTGGAGATTAGAGAATTAATTGCCAATGCTCTCGTGCATCAAGATTTAAATATTAATGGCACTCATCCTACAATTGAAATTTATAACACTCGTGTTGAAATTTCAAATCCCGGAATTCCAGTTATAGATGTCAACAGATTCTTAGATTTACCTCCAAAGTCGAGAAATGAAAATTTAGCTGATTTGTTCAAACAATTCGGTTTTGTGGAAGAACGTGGAAGTGGTATTGATAAAGTTGTATATTCAGTTGAATCCAAGGAACTGCCTGCACCTGAATTTTTGTCAAAAAATAATTCGGTTATTGCAACTTTATTCTCAAAAAAAGAATTCAAAGACTTATCGGAATCAGAAAAAATCCGTGCTGTTTACTTGCACGCAAGTTTAAGATTCACGTCTCGTAAATATTTAACTAACTCATCTCTTAGAGAGAGATTTGGGGTATCTGCCAAGAAATCATCACAAATTTCAAAAGCAATATCATCTGCAGTCAATGCAAAACTAATCGTACCATATGATCCAGATGCAGGTACAAAATTTATGAAATATAAACCTTTTTGGGCATAAAAAAGACACCCTCATCCCTGACAAAAGTTTTGAGAGTGCTCGTTTAAGTTGCAACTAACAGGCAAACTGACTAATTAACACTACTGTTATCTATATAATTGACTATAACTAAAAAGGTGGTGTTGCTTGCAATATTTTTTCCAATAATTTGGCCCCTCGCATAGTCAATATGGAGGAAAAAATAAAATGAAAATTACACATAAAATGATTGGTAGCAAACGCGTGTATGACGTTCGTGGCTACCTTGGAAAGTATACTGATATTAACGGTAACACCAAAACTAAAACCTATCACCATGGGGGTTTTAGTAGTAGTAAGGCTGCTAAGTTAGCATTTGATCGCGCCAAAGTTGAATTTGATCATCGTAAAAACAATCCGGCTGCTATTATGGATAATCCTACTTTCGATGAAGTTTACGAAGTATGGCTAAAGACTTACAAGCTAGGCGTAAAAGAAAGTACTTTGAATCGCGTTGAGGGCATCTTTAAGCACCATATAACGCCTTCTTTCGGTGGCATGAGGATTAATACGATTACATGGCAAAAGTGCCAAGAAGAAGCTTTAAAGTGGCGTGAGAGCGTTAAGCAATTCAATAAGCTAGCCCAATATGCAGCACTAGTTTTCCGGACAGCTCAAAAAATGGGTGTTATTACTAATAACCCAATGAAATTAGTTGACGTTCCAAAAGTTTCCGTTGACTATTCAAAGGATAAAGCAGCTGATAATTTTTGGACTGCTGAGCAATTGGCTACATTTCTATCAGTTGTTGATGCTACCGACGGACACAGAACACAACCACGATATGACCGTAGTGCACTGTTTTATTTACTTGCTACCACAGGTATGCGGAAAGGTGAAGCACTTGCGTTAACATGGTCTGATATTGATTTGAAGAATGGGCTGGTAACTATTAATAAAACTATCTCCCGTTCAATTGATAACCACCAGATAATATCAACACCTAAAACTAGAAATGCCTATCGCACACTTTCACTAAATAGCTCAACAATCGACCGGCTTAAAAAGTATCGCAAGTCGTTAGTAGTCATCCCGCGGGCTAAAGATCTTATCTTTACCAACCAGAAAGGCCAAATCATGTCAGTGATGACACCTAACCATTGGCTCGAAGCCTTGATAGGTGAAACAGACTTACCCACAATTACAGTTCACGGGTTGCGCCATACGTTCGCATCAATTCAAGTTGCAAATAATATCAACGTCAAAGCACTACAAATGCAAATGGGTCACAGTGATATTAAAATTACGCTCAATATTTATGCTCATTTATCCCAACAGGAACTGTCTGCACAGGTCTACGATATGAGTAAAATACTGGCTCAATAA